ATGCTGGAGACCAGCCAGTTCCTCGGCACCCACCACTACGAGGAGCCCGAGGACCTCGGGGCACGCCTCGGCTACTCCGACCCGCCGACGCACGTCTCGCTGTTCAGCGGCGTCGGCGGGTTCGACCTCGGGTTTGCCCAGGCGGGCTTCGAGAACCTCGTCGCGGTCGAGGCCAACCAGCAGGCCGCCGACACCTACCGGGCGAACCTCATCAACGACTGCGAGAACTACGGCCAGGAGGAGCCGCCGGTCCTTCTGGAGCGCGACATTCGGGACATCGCGACCTGGGAGATACTCGAGGCGGCGGGCGTCGGCGTCGGGCAGATCACCGCGATCTCCGGCGGGCCGCCCTGCCAGGGCTTCAGCCACATCGGGAAGCGCGAGGAAGACGACCCGCGAAACGAGCTCTACCTCGAGATGGCCCGGATCGTCCACCAGGCCAAACCTGTGTTCTTCGTCATGGAGAACGTCCCCGGCCTGGCGACGATGAAGGACGGGAGAGCTATCATGGAGGTCTGCGAGACCTTCGAGGCCGGCGGCTACCAGGTCAACTGGGACGTCCTCAACGCCGCAGACTACGGCGTCCCCCAGAAGCGAAAGCGGGTGTTCGTCATCGGCAAGCGCGTCGACGTGATGGGCCTCCCCGAGGAGGGTAACCCCCAGCTGCACATCGGCGCGAAGCCCGGCGGGATCGAGCACCCCGAGTTCTTCCGGGAGCGTCACGACCTGAACGAGCCCGACCAGGCACGGCTCGACGCCTTCGGCGACGATCCGGAGACGCTGGACGAGATCGTCGAGCGTCTCGCGAAGGATGGTGTCGACGGACTCGGCGGATTTGAGGGGGGTGCAAAGGCGTGAGGGGCTTATTAGCGGTTTGCGCCTCTTCGTCTCGACGAGTTACTGAACACTCGGTCGAGCCGTCGACGAATCTTCACCCCCAACCGGCCACCGAGATAGAGGCCAACCACGAAGAAGGTGACAAACGTGACGAGTATCATCAATTCGAGGGGCGTCATGTAGATGAGAAAGAGCGTTCCCCTCTTATAACCGGTGGGTGGGGGTGGTGGGCGTGAGTGACCCAGAGCCCGGAGACGCCCGACAGAATGCGGAGATTACGCACGGCACCAATCAGATACTTTACCATCCGAAAACGGCGTTTCTCGACAACGCCTATTTCTTGGAAAACAAGCCCGTCAGCAAGAATACGGCGGGGTTAGCACTAAGGAATTGGCGGCCCTATGGATATACGCAAATATGTCAGGAAAACCAGACACAAGCGGATGCGAACGGTGCGGCTCGGAGAACGGCGTCGAAACGGTGGCGGTCACGTCCCACCCGACGCGGCCGAACGAACACCGAAACCTCTGTGAGGGGTGTCGCTGATGGGGGACGGATTCAACAAACACAGAGAAATGACCGTCGCTCTAATCGAGCAACATCGCCAGGAAGATGGGCCGATGGGGTACGAGGGGGAGGCCGAGGAGTGTCCAGTCGATGGTTGTCCGAAGGAATTCAAGGTGGAAACGAGCGAATTGGACGATCACGTCTTGGACGATCACAACCCCGAGAACTGGCCGCCGATTTTCCTCGAAGGGGAGTAGGCTTCTATCCGCAGCACCTCATCCGTAGCAGCCGCTCAGTAGCCACGGGAGGTGGGGCCGGTGGCGAGTGAGCGACACGCGGACGAGGTCGGCCGCGAGGAGTACGGCCCGATCCACGGCTACGGGTGTGCCGACTGCGAGGTCTGGTGGCCCAAGGGATCTGACACCCATCCGCTGACGGAGGCCAACGACCACGCCCGACGTCGTCACGACGGCGACAGGGAGCCGATCGTCATCGTCCGCGACGAGACGGCCGTCGCGACGTGGGAGGTGGCCGAGTAGATGTCCACGCTCTCCCGGTCAGACCTGGAGGCGATGGACCGCGACCAGCTCATCGAGGAGATCCTCGACCTGGACCGCCGGGTGGCCGACCTCGAGGAGGAGATCGAGTCCCACCGGGAGCACGCCAACCGGGACCGCGCGAAGATCCGCGCCGAGCGCGACGAGCTCCTCGAGGACCTCCGCGACGAGATCGCCGACCTTCAGGACGACCTCGACCGGTCCGAACGCCGCCTCCACCAGGAGCGCTCGAAGGTCGTTCGCCGCGTCGCCAACATCGAAGACGAACTCGGCTTCGAGGACGAGGACGTCATCGCCCTGGCCGAGGGTGGCGAAGCGGCCCTTCGAGAGAGCCCACTCTCTCGACTCCTGGAGGCGGGCCCGGAGGCCGTCGACGACCGCTCGTCGGAGACGCTCTACCGAGCGGAGACGCTCGCGCGCAACTGGATCCGCTGGGGAGGGTCGAAGGAACAAGATGGAGAGATCGTCGAGCGGACGCTGGCCTCCAGTCGCGACGACCTCCGAACGCGCCTCGAGGACGCCCGCAACGAGACCCTCCGGTGGAAGCAGGTCTACCGCGCCATGCTGAAGATCGCCGAGATGGGGCCGGAGAACATCCGCCTCGTCGAGCGGGACGACTGGGGGAAGACGCTCGTTCAGGACTGCCGCGGAGGTGACCGTCTCCGATGACGCTCACTGACAGCCGTCGTCAGTGGCGGTCCAGGGGTGACCGTCAGAGAGGGGGGTGGTTTGGCCGAAAACCACCCCCCTGACCACAACCGCACCTTACCCCCACCGCAACCGCATTTGTGTTTGTGTGGGTTCGCTACTGACGGGTAAACCGGCAGACAGCCGGCGACAGCCATGTCGTCTGCCGGTTTCACCGAATCGCTCACTGACGACGGCTGTCAGTGGACCAGCTCCAGAGACCACCGATGAGCAAAGCACACCACGGACGTCAGAACAGTGGCGCGAGTACCCTCTCGTGGCGATACGCCTGCCCGGCGGCTCGTCACCAGGGGGTTCGACGGCGGTCGGACGGCATCTACTGCCAGTCCTGCGACCGGCGATTTCAGCAGGTCATCGACCTCCGGGACGACGTCGCGATCCCGGTGGAGGAGACCACGTCGTGACGGTCCTCACCGCGGAGGACCTCGAGGGAGCGCACACTTATCTCGCTGAAGCGCGGCCAGACTGGTCGCGATCGATGGCCGCCATCAGGAACGTCGGCGGGCCCTGGGAGTGTCCGGGGTGCGGTGCGGCCAGTCTCCTCGTCTACCGCTGCTCGCAGTGCGGCCGGGACCTCGCCGGGAGTGGCACCTCTCACGGTCGCCAATCCTGACCCACCCCCCATCCCCCCGGCAGAGGGCCTGAAACGGCAGCCTACACGAACCCTTATAAGTTATCGGGCACGAGCATCTGGTAAGGAGCCTGTCAGAGGGCCCCGGTTCTCCCCCCGGCGGCGTTCACAGCGCCGTCGATACCCAGCCATGTCTGTCACACCCATGACTCAGGAGCCGCGCGTCCAGTGTGCTCACTGCGACGGGCCGCGCGACCCGAACGCCTCGGTCGCGGGATCGTACTGCTCGACGGAGTGCTACTACCGCGACAAGGGCGAGGGCATCCTCTCGGAGCTGGAGCACGACCACACGGTCTGTTCCACGTGTTTCGCGACGCTGAAGGAGATCGAGACGCCCCGGCAGGACGATCCAGACTGCTACGTGGGCATCGAGCACCCGACCGTCAACGCCACCAGGGCGGACGGCGCCCCCCATCCTGCAGACACGGACGAGCTGGGCGTCCTGCGACCGGAGCCGTCGACGCACACGCCGCTGGCCTGCCGGTGTGGCGCCATCGAGAACGAACGCGACGAGACGATCGAGCGCATCGAGGGCGCGGACGTCCTGCTGAACCTCTGGGGTCAGCTCTGTCGCCTCTACACCCAGGGCGCGATCGACAACGCCCCGAGCAAGGACCGGCTGTTCGACGGCCTTCGCGAGCAGGGCCGCGACTGGGCGTACGCCATCGGCGTCAGCGTCTGGGGTGGCGACGAGCAGACATGAGCACGCAGATCAGCATCTCCCGGGACCCGCAGGACTACCGTCTCTCGGTCCACGCCGGGCAGCGTCACAAGGAGCGAGACATCCCGAAGGAGGCCATCGCGGACACGATCGCGACGGGCGAGGTCCGCCACACCGACGACGCCACGCTACGGCTGTTCGTCAAACAGCACCCGGGCGATCCGGCACCCATCGGCGTCACGGCTGACGTCGAGACAGGCGAGGTGGTCACGGTGACCTGGCGAGACACCTGACCCCACGGCCGAAACCCGACGCGACGGCGCCGACATCGAAAGACCGTCGCGTGTGACGCTCCGGACGCGGCGAGGCCAGACCACACTCCAGAGACCTCGAGCTTGGTCCGTCATCGTCGAGAGCGAACGTCCCGCTACACACCCGCGACCCGCGTCCGACCCGTGCCGGGATTGCTCGCAGGCCGACCCACCCTCGGGACAACCGAGACGCGTCGGCGTACCCACTGCGGGCGGCCGAGAGGCCCCGGCACACGTTCCATTCCACCCCTTTCGACTCGCGACAGGTTCACCGGGTTCGACTCCCGGCGCGAACGTGACAGACTCCCTTTCGGGAGGACCTCGAATGCCATGCCGAAGCCAACGCCAGACCCGAAACACAGAGCGAGTATCGAACTCAAATGCCTCGGTCGGTCGGTGATTCCCATGCCGGAGGACAACGGTCGGAAAGCCGCGAAGGCCGTCGCGCTGATACTCGTCTCAGTGTGGTCGGTCATCACCCTAAGCCTCACCCTCGAGGGCGTCGCCGCCGTCTCGCCACCGTTCTACGGCGTGTTCACGGCCGTCGTCTTCGCCCTCGTGGGCAAGCTCTGGGACATCGAAGTCAAGCAGTATCTCGGGAGGCGTTGACGCATGGGCTACAACCTCGACGAGTTCGCCGACGACCACGAGGAGCAGCACGCCCTCGGGACGGGCTTCGGCGTGGGCGTCCTGCTCGCCGCCGGGCTCCAGTTCGCCCTCGGCCCGGCACTGGCCGGCCTGGTCCTGGTCTTCGTCGTCCGCATCGTCCGGCAGAAGCGGCCCGCCGCCGCAGACACGCAGGACCTCCTGAACGACATCCGCCGCGAGCCTCACTACTTCGCCACCGCCCTCGGCGCTGGCCTGCTCGCGGCACTGGCCGTCATCTGACCCATGCACCGGACCATCACGAACGTCGTCGCGGGCCTGGTCGTCCTGAGCGTCCACGGCGCCTGGCTGGCGATGGAGTGGACGGGCCGAGAGCCCGACTCGATCATCATGCTCGGTGGCGTGGCGATCTCGATCGGCGCCGCGTACCACCTCTGGGACGGCAGCATGGACTCGGGCGTTGAGGCGGTCGGAGAGCTGCAGGGCGAAGAGGGCGGCGAGGAGTGAGGGCATGACCTACATCTTCGAGTGCGACGGGTGGTGCGGCGAGACGCACACCGACGACCCGCCGGCACTCACCTGCGAGTTCTCCGAGCGGTGGTTCAAGACCTCCGAGCACGCTGCCGCCCTGAAGTCCCTCGGGTACTCCCCGGGCGACCTCGTCACGCTCTGCGGTCCCTGTGCCCGCCGACTTCTCGAGGCCTGACCATGCCCGACGACTACCGCGACCGACATCGGGAGCGGACCCACGAGGACAGTTCCGCCAACTACTGCCCGGGCTGTGGCCGACCGCTCGACACTGCCGACCGCGTCGACGTCCACCACCGCGACGGCGACCCCACCAATGGCAGTCCGGACAACCTCCGCGTCCGCTGCCTGCGCTGCCACCTGAAGGGCGAGCACGATCGCAACGTCGAACCGGGCAGCCCGTCCGGTCCCCGGAGCGGGCCTCGGCGGCCGCGGACGGCGCCGCGGTGAGGCCGTACCGCTGTCCCCACGACGGACACCCCATGCCATGACATCTGACGAGCCACTCCCCGACCGTTGCGGCGCCGAGTGCCGCGACAGTGGGTACTGCACGCAGTATCCCGTTCAGGGGAGCGAGCGCTGTCGGATGCACGGCGGGTCGTCGCCGAAGGGCAAGGACCATCCGAGCTACGAGCACGGCGCCTACAGCGAACACCTCCGGTCGGACCTCTCGGACGACGAACGCGAGGCGATGGACGACCTCGTCGACGGCCTTCAGGACGAAGAGGCCAGTCTGGACGTCGTCCGGGAGATGGCGGCGGAGGCGGCGCTGAAGTACAAGCGCTCGGGTGACCACCGCTTCCTTCGGGAGTTCCGCCAACTGGTCTCTGAGTTCAACCTGGCTCCGAACGCCGACCACCTCGAGGTCGACGCCAACGTCGACGCCGAGCACTCCCTGGACGACGAGACGCGCGAGGTCGTCCGGGACGTCCTGAACAAGCGCCGGGAGGCCAGCGATGAGTAGCGTCGAGCAGATCGAGCAGGCAGTCGCCGACCCCGAACTCCGGCGAGACGTCCTCAACCCCTTCGAGGACTGCCCGTGGGACGAGTTCCTGAACGAACTCACCTACGGGTACATGAAGGGCGAGCGCGACCCGTGGACACCCGTCGCGGACGTCCACCTCGACTGGGTCGACCGGTTCACCTCCAACACCAACGTCGGCATCCTGGCCCACCGTGACTCACTGAAGACGACCATCACGCTGGGCATCCTCATCGCCCACCTGGAGTACATTGACGGGTTCCGAGCTCACTGGATCACCAACACGCAGGGGCAGGCCCACAAGAAGGCCGACACCGAGTTCTGGAAGCTCGTCGAGCGCAACGAGTGGCTGACGAACCTGAACGCCCAGCCAGTCCAGGACACGAAGGAGGTCAAGGAGTTCCAGAACGGGTCGGTCCTCCACGCCGGGTGGCTCTTCGGGGCGATCGAGGGCGACCGCTCGCACCTGCTCGTCCTCGACGACGTCATCAAGGAGCACGGCGACGGCGAGACGGAGAACATCCTCACCTGGATCGAGGGCGTCACGGTTCCGATGGTCAAGGACAGCGGGAAGACGGCCGTCATCGGGACGCGCAAGCGCCCGGACGACATCTACTCGCACCTGATCGACCGCGACGCCTACGACTTCACCGAGTACCCGGCCGTCCTCGAGGAGTGGGACCGCGAGTTTTCGGACGACGACTCCTGGGAGGCTCGCCGCCCGCCGGAGGACGTCTACACCACGGTCGACGGCCGGCCGCTCGTCGACGACGAGGTCCACGTCCTCTGGCCCGACGCTCGAGGCCCAGAGTACCTCGCCTCGAAGTTCGACCAGATGTCTCGCCACCTCTTCTGGCGGGAGTTCTGCATGGTCATCCGCGGCGCCGAGGGAAACCTTATCGACGCCGGTGACGTCAACGAGCTGGTCGACGACGGTGGGTGTTCCATCCGCAACCAGACCCCACCACGCACCCTCACGCCGGGCGCCGGCGAGGCGACGATCGTCGCTCACGACCCGGCGCAGTCCTCGACGGGCGACAAGGCGGCCTTCGTCGCCTTCCGCGTCGGCCGTGACGGCCGTCGCACGCTACTGGACGCCCACGCCGAGACGGGCATGTCGCCCTCCCGGATCAAGGCGACGCTGGCCGACCTGGACGAGCGCTACGACCCCGCCATGGTCGTCATCGAGTCCAACGGCATCCAGCAGTACGTCGCCAACGACGCCATCGAGTTCTCGGCGTCGCTGCGCTCGAAGGTAACCGGCATCCCGACGACCGGGAAGAAACACTCCTGGGAGAACGGCGTGCCCCGGCTCCGAACGCTCGTCGAGAACGGCGGCATCCAGTTCTTCAGGGGCCACGACGGCACGGAGAACTTTATCCAGGCGGCGCTCTCCCTCGAGCTTCGAGATGGCAAGCTGCGGGGCCACACACCGGACCTCATCGCGGCGTGGTACATGGCCGAGCAAGGGATCCGCCGACTGGAGAAAGTCGGTGCACTGGACCCTGAGGAAGAGACCGACAGCAGCGGAGGCATTTCGTACCTATGAGCAACGACGACAGCAAGGTTTCAGTCAACGTCGAGGGTGTCGGGGGCGAGAGCCAACTATCGAAGGCCACCAACAGCACGCAGCTGGCCGACCGGCGCATCCGGCACCTGGGGAAGGGCATCAAGCCACCCTACAACCCAGACCGGCTCGCCGCCTTCCTCGAACTGAACGAGACGCACGCCGCGGCCGTCCGGAAGAAGGCTCGCTACGAGGTGGGCTTTGGCTTCGAGATCGTCCCGGTCGACGACGTCGACCCGGACGACGCCAGCGACGAGGAACGCGAACTCGTCGAGGACTTCTGGCGATCCCGAGAGTCGCGCTGGCAGACCGGACCGCAGCGGTCGGCCGAGCCGACCACTCCAGAGGAGGTGAAGGAACTCGCCCGGCAGGACTACCACTCCATCGGGTGGTGTTGCCTCGAGATCCTCGCGAACGCCGAGGGCGACCCCGTCGGCCTGGCGCACGTCCCTGCGAACACCGTCCGGGTTCGCAAGCCCCGGACCGGCGAGGACGACGACCGCGCCATCGACCACGACTCACCCGACGGGATGGATGCCCGAGGATACGTACAGGTTCGCCACGGCCGTCGTCGCTTCTTCGGCGTCGCCGGCGATCGCTACCGCGGCCAGGGCGAAGACGACACCCGCGAGCCCATCTTCGTCGACAAGGAGAACGGCGACGTCGCGATGGGAAGCGCGGAGCCGCTGGACAACGAGCCCGCGAACGAACTCATCTTCATCCGCAACCCCAGTCCGCTGGAACAGGACTACGGCGTCCCCGACTGGGTGAGCGCCATCCGGACGATCTCCGCCGACGAGGCGGCCAAGAGCTACAACCGGGACTTCTTCGACAACGACACCATCCCGCGGTTCGCCATCAAGGTGACCGGGGGCGAACTCTCCGAGGAGTCCCGGAAGGACCTCCGGCAGATGCTCGACGGTCTCCGCGAGGAGAACCACCGGGCGGTCATCCTCGAGGTGGAGAAGTTCGTCGACGAGCAGGGCTTCGGCGACGATGGGACTGACCTGGAGATCGAACTCGAACCGCTGGGACAGGGCATCTCCGAGGAGATGGACTTCCGGCTGTTTCGCGAGAAGAACGAACACGAGATCGCCAAGGTCCACGAGGTCCCGCCCATCCTCATCGGCGTCACGCAGACCTCGAACCGGAGCAACTCTCAGGAGCAGGTCGCTGACTTCGCGAACAACGTCATCGCGCCGGAGCAGCACAAGTTCGCCGAGCGCCTGTTCCAGATCATCCACCAGGAGGCACTGGGCGTCACCGACTGGACCATCGAGTACGAACTCCGCGGCGCCGACCAGCCCAAGGAGGACGCGTCGGTCGCAGAGCGAAAGATCCGCGCCGTCCGTGGGGCCGTCCCCGTGAACCGCGCCCTCGAGATGATCGGCGAAGACCCACTGCCAGAGGACCACCCTGTCGACGGCCAGACGCTCGTCGCCGACGTGGGAAGCGACACGCAGCCGGTCGGCGGCGATGACGGCGGCCCCGGGCAGACAGCGGCGTACCTTCCCCCGCCAGAGAACAAGATCGGCGAGCGGGACTGGGACGAGGTCAAGGAGCAACTGATATCGAAGGACCCGATCGAGACGGTGCAGTTCAACAGCTCGAACCTCGACGAGGGGCTGTACGACTTCGGGGAGCAGGAGCTATACCTATCCTTCCTGCGGGAAGAGGGCCAAAGCAGCCTCTACGCCTACGTCGACGTCCCGACGACGGAGTGGTCCGGGCTGGTGAACGCCAGCAGCGCGGGCGGCTACCACTACGATTCCATCCGGCTGGAGTACCCCTACATCGAGATCACGAACTTCCACGACCGACTGCCCGAGGGGCAGATGCCGGACGATCCACCGGAGGACATCCCGCTATGACACTCACCGATACCGAAATCGAGCAGATCCGAACCGTCGTCCGTGAAGAACTCCGACGAAACAAGATCGGCGGTCTCTGTCCGAACTGCGACGGGAGTGCTGGCATCGAGGCGCATGAACTCGACCGCGCAGACGAGTCCGACGCCGTCTGGGAGTTCGCCTGTATGCAGTGCGGGCACTCCGACACTGCTGAAGCGTTCGATCCAACGAGATAAGCGACACACCGATGACCCAGGGAGCGCCCCGACTCCCCTGGTGAGGTTCGACCGGGCAACAGGATTCTTCGACCACACATGAGCAACGACACAGCACGCGGCGAGAAGCGCGGCGTCCTCTCGACCGGTCGAGCCAAGAAGCTCGGGAAGACGAAGGACGCCGACGCTGACGCCGACGACGATGACGAGGGCTGACACATGCCACCCGTGACCAAGGCCGGCGGCACGGCCTTCCGGAAAGACGTCGCCTTCGTCACGAAGGACGACGACGAACAGGTGGCCGCCGGCATCGTGATGGTGCCGGACAAGGTCGACCTCCAGAACGACTTCGCGAGCGAGGACACCATCCGGGCGTTCGCCGAGCAGTTCGGCACGTTCGAAGAGGCGGGCCAGGCCGGCGGCGGCATCATGCACGCCGTCTGGCCGGACGGCTGGATGGAACTCGACCGCAACGAGGTCCTCGACGAGAGCGAAGAGATCGGCGGGCAGACTGTCGACGCCGGTTCGTGGGTCCAGGAGTGGTCCGTGGAGAACGGCGACCTCTGGAACCTCATCGACGACGGCATCCTCGAGGGCTACTCCATCGGCGCCATCCAGGTCGACTGGGACGGCCCCTACGAACAGGACGAGGTCGACGACGTCGACACGTCCGAGGTGCCCGACGACGAGCTCGTCTGGGAGCTGACGGACGGCATCATCCGGGAGGTCAGTGCAGTCGACATCCCGGCGGTGCCGGACGCCGAGATCCTCGAGGCGAAGGCCGACGCCGAGAAGCGCCTGGCCGAGCACGTCGGCAACCAGGACGCCTTCATCGAGGAGGCACTGGAGCGCGGCCACAGCGAGGCCGAGGCCGAGCGCCTCTGGGACGTGCTCAACGATGCGATGGAGGCCGACGGCTCGTCGGAGCCGGGCAAGCAGACAGTGCTCTCCCGGGCCGGCAAGGCGTTCCTCTCGGTCCTCTCTGGCACCGATGACGGGGCAGACGACCGTTCGTCCCCCGAGGCCCCGGACCAGACGGCCGCGAAGGCTGGCCGAACGCTCTCGAAGGCCAACCGCGACAGCCTCATGGCGTCGATCGACGCCAGCCTGGACGTCCTCGAAGACGCCGGCGTCGACCACGGCATGACGCGGTTTACCGACCAGGACTCGGTCGACTTCGACCTCTCCGAGCACGACGCTCGCGAGTGGGCCGGTGACCACGGCGACGACGGAGAGGACGAAGACGAGGACGAGGAGGACGAGGTCGACAACGACGCCCCCGCGGGCGACACCGCGGACGACACCACAGACATGAGCAACGACGACGACCCGATGGCCGACGCCCCGGAGTGGGCGAAGGCCCTGAACGACCGCATCGACGACCTCGAGGCCGAGAAGGACGCCGACGAGGACAGTACCGACGACCCGATGGCCGACGCTCCGGAGTGGGCGAAGGATCTCGCCGAGCGCGTCGACGAGATCGAGGCCAAGGCGACCGACAGTGAGACCGAGGAGAAGCCCGAGTGGGCGAAGAACCTCGAGTCTCGCATCGACGCCATCAGCAAGCAGGCCGGCTACAGCGACCAGATCGACGCCGGCGCCGAGACGGACGAGTCCGACAGCGGGCTGGATGGCCTGGGGAAGGCCCTCTCCTGAGGTGACTTCGACATGAGTACCAACTCCATCGACGCAGTGCGACAGCAGAATCAGAACTCGCTCCACTACGGCAAGGACGTCGACCTGGCGACGCTGGACGGCTTCCAGCTGCCGTCGGACGTCACCGAAGAGTTCCTGGAGCGGATGCAGAAGGAGGTCAACATCCTCGGCCTCTCGGACACCATGACGCTGGCGCGCCTCGAACAGGAGGTGCCGCAGTTCGGCGTGCCCGTCCTCTCGGGCAACCAGCGCAGCGAGGAGGGCTCCCGGACGACGAACTCCGGCGTCGACTCCGGCTACGTCAAGTTCAACGCGACGGACAAGTCCTACTACGTCCTCGTCGAGCCGACGCGTGACGCGCTGAAGAACACGCACTACGGCCCCGAGGAGTTCGGCTCCTACATCGTCGACCAGTTCGTCCAGCGGTGGGCGAACGACGTCGGCATCATCGGCATCCGCGCCGGTGCCTCTTCGGGCGACCTCCAGTCCACCTACTCCCAGGTCGGCAGTTCCACCCTCGACGACACCTGGGACGGCTGGATCGCCCGCGCCGAGGACGACACGCAGAGCGACGACGGGTCCTCCACCCGGATCGGTCTCGAGGAGACCGGTGCCTCGGAACTCTCCTCGATGCCGACCTACGACCAGGCATCTGCGGCCCCCGACACGCAGATGTTCAACGACGCCATCCAGACGCTGGACTCGCGCTACCGCGACCCCGACAACGTCGTGTTCCTGATGAGTCCGGACAAGGTCCAGGAGTACGTCTTCTCGCTCACCGAGCGGGAGGACCCCCTGGGCTCGGCCGTCGTCTTCGGTGACTCCGAGATCACGCCCTTCAGCTACGACGTCATCGGCATCAACGAGTGGCCGGACGAGTACGCCATGCTCACGGACCCCTCGAACCTGGCCTTCGGCCTGTTCGAGGAGATGGAGCTCGACCAGACCACGGACACCGACAAGGTCCACGAGGACCGGCTGCACTCGCGCAACTGGATGGAGGGCCAGTTCGACTTCCAGATCAAGGAGATGCAGGCCGGCGTCCTCGTCAACAACATCGGGTGATCGGTCGCCATGACCGAACCCACCACGAACGCGCGGATTCGTGACCACTTCGAGGGCTCTGACGGGTCCTACGTCGAGACGCTGTCGCCTGGGAACGGATCCGCCGTCGCGCCGGGTACCGACACACGGACGGCCGTGGTCAACCCCGACGGGACCAACGGCGTCGACCTCTCGAACAACGAGCGAGCGGGTCACGTCGTCACCGTCATCCACAACGGCGGATCGAACACGCCGGTACTGTCGTTCGACGATGCCGACTTCGTCGGGACCGGCCCGAGCAACATCAACAGCGCTGGTGCAACGGCGACCCTGCTGAACATCGACGGCAGCGCGAGCGGCTGGGTCGTCCTCGCCACCGGGAGCGCCTGACCATGCCCACGGTTGAGAAGACGGTGGGCGGGCGCGTCAACGTCCGCGGCATCGGCGAGTTCGAACGCGGCGACACGGCCGACGTCTCCGAGGGCGACGCGGAGTACCTCGTCGAGGAGCGCGGCGACTTCGAGTACGTCGAGAACAGCAGCGACGACCAGGAGGACGACGTCGACGTGTGCGGCGCGGATCTCTCCGACGGCGGCACGTGCGACCGGCCCGCTGACGAGTGTCCCTACCACGGCGACGACCAGGAGGACTGACCAGTGGGTTCGCGTACCGCCAACGAGACGATCGACATCGAGGACGCCGGCAACACCGTGTCCGTTGAGATGGCGGGCGCGACGATCGTCTCGCTCCACATCCGCGGCGAGGCCGCAGCCTCCTACCAGTGGGACGCGAAGCCCCGTGGCGGGAGCTGGATTCAGAACGTCGGCACCGAGCACACCGGTAGCGCGGACTACGACGAGGTCTTCGAGACCGGCGTCGAGGAAGTCCGTATTCGGTGCTCCACCGGATCCGGCGGAGCCGGTGACTCGGCGGACATCTACCTGTCAGCCGGGGGCGGGTGACCGTGCCCCGCGACGCGTTCGGGAACGACGTCACAGCACGGACGAACGTTCTCGACGTCGCGGCGCACTACCCGTACAATCCCGAGCGCCACCGGCTCTACGTCGACGGCAGTCGGGTCTTTCCGGAGTACGGAAGCGTAAGCCAGTACACGCACTCGGACGACACGCACGAACTCTCTCCTGCGGCGGGCGAGACGGTCACGCTCGAGAGCGCGGAACGTCCACGCTACGTCGTCCAGTACGAACTCGCGACCACCTGGGCGTTCGCCATCAATCAGTCACTTCAGTCCGGCGACAGCATACGGGTCGGCCTCTACGACGGGACTGACGGCTGGTACATGGAGCAAAACGGTAGCCACGCCGACGACGAGGCGGACTTCGTCCTGGAGCGAGCTGGATCGGAGGTCTACCGCGAAGAAGACCTCGACATCCGCATTCCGTCGACGGTCTTTGGCCGACTGAAGCTTCAGACCGGGTGGTACGATGTAACTCGGCAGCGCTGGGAACGCTCCTATCCGAACAACGGCGACCAGGAAAATCCCGTCATCGGGAAGTTCTCGGCGGACACCAGCCGCGGTTCGCGGACCGGCAACCTCCCGTGTCACTTCTCCGTCACGGCGTCCGGCTCGACGACCGGTCTGGTACTCGAGGCCGGTTCATTCGCACAGGTCAACCTCGGAACGACGACGCCGCAGACGCGGACGAAGGCGGCACTCTTCGAGGGCACTACCACCTCGACCGACGTGTGGGAGCCCGTGCGAGCATTCCGCGTCGACCCTGACCGGTCGATCGTGAATGTCCAACTGTCGGAACTATCAGCGCTGAGTTACAGTGCGGATACGACGGTAAAGGTCGCCATCTACGCGTTCGCCGATTCGAACGTCGCCTTCGGCGGTGGCGACTCCTGGGGAACGCCGGCGTCCTGGACAAGTTCGAACAACGTCATGCAAACGAGAACTGATGTCGACACGATCGTCGACGACTCTGGCTCAACCTCGTCGGGTCCGACTGATCCCGGCGGGTATCAGATGGGCCACGCGGTGTTGACACCAACAGGGACACAGTTCCAGAAGGGCGCCAGCAGCGAAGGATTCGAAGCAAAGCGCAACCTGCCCCGTGACGACATCGCCGTCGTCTGCATCAACGCCGGAACCACCGGCGACGCGGAATACTCCACAACCTGGGAACAGGACTGGTAATCATGGCCGAAGGCTACTGCACACTGGAGGATCTTCGGCGAGCGCTGCGGGAGGCCGACCTCCCGGGCGACCTCTCGCAGGACAACGACATCGCCGTCGACGCGATCGCCTCGCAGTCCATCTGGCTGGAGCGCACCTACAAGCGCCACTGGTACGCCTCCACCGGAGACGACATTCTCTCCGAGGCGTCGACCATCACCATCCCGCAGGACCCAAAGACCAGGGACGACGAGCACTCAATCCCCCGGCACGGCGGGATGGTCCACGGCGCCAGCGAGGAGGAGCGCTACCGCCATCGCGAGAACAGCGACGCGCTTCTCGAGTCCGACCCGCGGTACGACCGCCGTCGACGCGAGCTGCGTCGCGATCCGAAAGAGGAGATCCGAATCGCCACCGGCGAGTACATCGAGGGCTACGACGAAAGCACCCCGGCCTACACGCGCATCCGGCTCGACCGGAAGGACGTCGACGCCATCAACTCGTTGCACATCATCGGCGAGGACGGCTCGTACACCGACTGGGTCAGCGACAGCGGGTACGATGGTGGCGCGGGGCTCACGCACCGCGGCGAGGACTTCTGGGCCCGGACCAACAACGACGGCATCTCCGAGCTGTACATCGACGTCCACTCGCTGGACGACGACATCGCCAGCCTGAGCAACGCCGTCTACATCGACTGGCACTACGGCCACGACGGCATCCCGCGGAATATCCGGCGGGCGGTGGCCTGCTTCGCGGCGGCGGAGTTCGCCCAGGAGGCGGCCATCCAGATTCCCGAGAACGCCACCATCTACAACGTCGAGACGCTGGCCGAACAGTTCCGCGAGAAGGCCCAGAAGCTCCTCGAACCCGACGCGGTGACACCCTGATGACCACGCTCGCCAGCGACTTCGAGGACTCGCTCCGCGACGCCGTCCTCGACGAGGTGGAACACGAACTCACGGGTCGGCAGGCGAACCTCGTATTCCAGTTCGTCGAGCTCGTCCACTCGAACCTGCGCTCCTACGGGAAGCGGCAGGGCTACGACGTCGAGAGTACCATCGACAGCCTGGGGACGCCCGTGGTCGACCGCAGCGGCGACACGATCTCGGTGACCGTGGGCTGGGTGTCCGAGCAGATGAGCCGCTGGGAGTTCGGTGTGAGTCCACACACGATCGACGGCAACCCCATCCTGAGCTTCGTCTGGGAGAACCCGCCCGACTGGGTGCGCGAGGAGTTCGACCAGGCGAGAGGCGCAGGTGGGCAGTTCGAGTCCGGCTGGCGCGTCTTCTTCCCCTCGGTGGACCATCCGGGCATCCCCGAGTCCAGGGCCATCCGCGACGCGCTGAACGGCCTGCAGCAGGTGCTACGCTCGTGACAGCCCCAGAGGTCCAGTTCGTCCTCGACGCGATCGACAGCAACTACGGGACGCCGCTGGCTGACGTCCCGCTGGAGCGCATCGACCGCGACGCCTCGGAGATTCTCGAGCAGGACGTCCACACGGTCACGGCCGAGTTACGGGGCAGCAACTACGTCGGGGCGACGCTGGCGGATCGGACGACCGACGCCATCGGGACGGAGTACGACCACGACGTCCAGGCGGTCGTCGGCGTTCGCATCGAGGGGCTGCACCACTCCAAGTGGGGCCACGTCGACGCCGATGGTTCCGATGGCGTCCCGTGGGACGACCTGGTCCAGACCATCCGCAGGGCGATCCTCCAGGAGCGGACGTTCCCCAGCGTCTCGGATCGGCCGAACACGACGTACACGGACCTGCGGACGGCGAACGACCAGGACCTCTCCAGCAACTATGCGGACTACTACCGCTACGACTTCGACGTTCTGTTCAACGGCTTCGAGGACCTGCCGTAGAGCCTGAAAAGTATTTATTTCTCGAAGGCATTACCCCTGGTAATGGAGCCCCCTTCGCTTTCAGAGTTGCCTGGCTATGCGTTAGGCCTCTTCGTGGCCCTCACAATCGGAGGGGAGGTAGCGGCGAAGGTGACTGATGCCGTACTTTCCATCCTCTCTGGAGTCCCGGCAGCTCTAATCGCAGCGATTGGTGGAGATCCAGCTTCGCTCGCCAAAGTCGCTCTTCTCGTGCTGGCGGCTGGCATCCTCTACATCGCCACTCCAAGCAGGCTGGACTTCTTCCGCATGTTCAGGCCAGACTGATCCAGGCATCCAGTTTTCAGTACGCCACCGACGCGTCCGTCGCCGCGGCGGGCGTCGAGGCGACCACGCGGCAGTTTTCAGGAGTTCATCATGATGAGCACAGCGTACAGTAGCGGAGGTATCGCATGACGGGGGCCGGCTCTGCCGAGGTGGCCTTCGCGTCTGAGAACAGCTACGGGTCCCTCCCGGCCGATCCGACGTACTACCAGCCGGGCATCGACGTCGAGGTCAGTGAGGCCAGTCTCGACAACGCCCTCACGCGAGCCCGCCAGCCGGACGACCCCAGGCCGGCCGGCTCTCGCGAGGGCAACCTCGAGGGGGCGCTGTCGGTCACGTTCACGCTGACCGATACGAACTTCCACGATCTCGTCTTCGCCGATGCCGGGACGGCACTCGCGAGCGAGGCGATGCTCGCGCCGACGGCCACGTGGTATCTCGGCGCGGACGTACTCGGCAGCACGGAGGAGCGGTTCCTGGCCGGCGCGGCCGTCGAGTCGGTCACGTGGAACTGGCAGCAGGGCGAGGACGTCACGGTCGACCTCACGATCATCTACGGGACCGAGAAGGATCTCACGACGCCGGCGAGCATCACGCAGCCGTCCGTCGCGGACGCCGTCCCGTCCCACGCCTGCGACGTGCAGCTGGACGCCACGTCGGTCAGCAAGCTTCAGAGCTTCTCGCTGGAAGTGGCTGGCATGGCCCGCTTCCGACGTGGGCAGCAGCGCGAGCCCGTCGACGCGGTGGTCGGGGCCTACGAACCCTCGGCGTCGCTGCAGGCCATCCTCGAGGACGGCACGCGTCGGGAGTTCGCCTACGGCTCGAGTACGGCGACGACGCCCCAGGACAGCATCGACAAACAGAGCGGGTCGTTCGAGGTGGCCAACAGCAGCGGGACGGTCGCGACGTACAACCTCAGTGGTCTCCAGCCGACGTCGTACAACTGGAGCGACCTCGTCGCGGCGGACACGGACATTACCGACCCGACGGACTTCCACGTGACCGACATCGCGGTGGCCTGATCCATGGCGCTCAGAACGAAGACCATCGACTTCGAAGCCGAGAAGGAGCGCCTCCGCGGCGAGATGGAAGACGTCGCCGAGGACCTCGTCGAGTGGCAGCACAACGCCCAGAAGGCACAGGCCTTCGCGGAGGCGGGCGAGGAACTCCGCAGCCAGATCAACGCCCTCGAGTGGGCCGAGGAGCAGTGGGGCGTCGACGAGATCACGCTGGCGGAGCTTTCGGAGGGCGAGCGCAAGCGCGTCGAGGACTTCTGCGACGAGCACGACGAGCTCCCCGAGCGCGTCCCCTTCGTCGCCATTGGGACGCACGAGGCCCCCTACCTCGAGCACGACCCCGAGAACGTGACGGCGGAGGACTTCAAGGAGACGGTCCACACGCTCTACGACGAGGTCCGCATCACGTTCCTGGAGTGGGCCGAGGGCAAGATCGCGTCGCTGTCGGGACTGAGCGAGGAAACGGGAAACGAATTTACAGAATTGGTACGGGAGAAGCAGGCCGAGGCGTCACAGAGCGAGAGTGGCGAGACTACTGCCGAGCAGTCGCCCTCGCCCACGGACACAGCCCCGCGGTGATCGAGGACATGTCGCTCCGCGACATGGACCTGCTGGCAGTCTACGCCAGCGTCGAATCCCACGATCGCCGCTGGCACCCCTTCCTGGAGGACACTTGAATGGCGAGTTTCAGCACCGAGGCCGAACTGAGCATCGTCCTGCCGGAGAGTGAGGTCCGCTCCGCGAGGAGCAAGCTGGAGAGTGGCCTCTCGGACATCGCCATCGGCGGTGGCTCTGGCCCGGCGTCGCGAGCAGTCCGGAGTGACGGCGGCACGTCCGGCATGACCGGTCGCCGAGGCCGGCGGATGTTCCGCATGGCACGCGAGCGAACGGCGCTCATGGACACCGCCGTCGAGCTGCTGGAGAGCATCGACGACGGCGGTGGCGGTGGCGGGCTCGGCGGCTTCTTCGGTGGTGCCGGAGCCAGCAGACTCATCTCGGGTGGCGCGGGTGGCCTGATCGGCGGGCTCGGCGGCGGAACCATCGCCAGCTTCCTCGGCAAGGCCTCGCTGGGGACGCTCGTCAGAGGCGCGTCTTCGATTGCGGTGCTGTTCACGGGCAAGGCCATCCTCGAGAACCTTGTCACTGGAGAACTCGAGGCGGCCGACGTCATCAACCCGCTGAACAACCTGGGCGACCTCATCACTGGCCCGCTACCGCTGCCCGACTACGTCGAGACGGTGACGGGCCTGGGCGTGTTTATCACTGGAACAGCCTCCATCGCGTCGTTCGTCACGGGGACGAGCGTCGGCACGCTCCTCACGAGCGTCAGCGTCTCGTCGCTGCTCAGTACCGGCGGGGCGACGCTCGCGACGCTGTTGGCTCCGGTCAGCATCAGCACGCTCATCCTCGGTGGCGCAACGCTCGCGACGGTCATGGGCGCCGTCCACATCTCCGAACTCGTCGAGGGGAAGATCGAGGATCTCACCGGCAAGGAAGTGCCCGACGTCACTAAGGAGGGGCGACGGTACACGGGCAACGAACGGACCCAGTCGAACCTCTCGAAGGGTACGCGGAAGGCCATCCGCCGCAACCAGGAGCGGACGGGCATCCTCGACCCCCTTCCTGACGCGCCGGAACGGCAGTCGGGCATGCGAACGCTCCCCGACGACGTGGGCACTCCATCGTCAGCCAGCCCGCAGATCCGCTCGAGTCCCACCTACGACGTGACCGTCGAGGGCGCAAACCGCGATGAAATCATCGAGGAGGTGCGGCGCGAACGAGAGGACGAACTGAGTGATCTGGAGCGCCGTATCGAGAACGCATCGCGTAGTGGCGGGGGTCCGCGGTGACGCTCACCAACTACGCGTACCTCGAGATCGAGGGCGAGAGTGCGACGGCCACGTTCGAGTTCAACCGCGGCCTGGAGATCTCCGGCAACCTCGTCAAGTCCTACCTGATGGGCGAGCGGGGCAACTATCTTCGCGAGGTCATCAACCAGACGCCAGGGACGGGTAGCTTCGACGCCGACCGTCGGACGGGGTTCTGGATCGACGGCGGCGCTGGCGACTGGCAGGTGACGCTCGCCTTCGAGACTGGCGTCGAAGACATCCAGTGGGGCGACGGTGACGGCGGCACCGGGCCAGGAAACGTCACGACGACGGACGCCTCTGGCGCGGACGTCAAGCCCATCACGCGGCTGCAGATCCTCCAGTACTGGCTGGCCAAGTCAAAGAGCGACTCCGGCGGGACGACTCGCCTGCACCACGGCGAGTGGACCGACGGGGAGATCTCGAACGTCGACAGTAGCAACATCGACGCCGGTGCGTTCGGACAGCCGATGCCGGTCGCGATACGGGAGACGAACGTCGACAAACCCGTGGACGATCCGCCGTCCATGACGGGGTCGATCACCATGTCCCACGTCGCTCTCTGGGGCGGTGCCGAAGCACCTGATTGGATACAGGACGCCATCGGTGCGGCGCAGGACGCGGCGGACATCATCCCCGACGAGTAAGCCATGACCACGCAACTTTACCTCGTCCCACTGCCGGATAGCCAGGCGACCACGCCGCCAGCGCAGGGCGTCTCCTCGCGGGTCGACGTCGCCGGGCTCCTCGAGGAAGGCGGCGTCGCCACGGAGAACATCGCCACCGAACGCGTCGATCTCCGCCTCCGGGGACACTTCCGACTCGGCCCGACGTTCAGCAAGAAGCTCGCCGACGAGCTGGACAGCCTCGGCGAGAGCGACTACTCGGGCGTTGCGCTGTACGATCCCGACGCAGCCACCCTCGGGGACCGGCGGGGCTACTACGAGCTCTCCAGCGTCGACGTCAACCCGGCCCACCAGACGACCACTGACGCGTTCCAGTACGACGTCCGCCTGGACAAGGCCGGAACGCGAGAGACGCACTGGCGGGCGGTCAAGACCTCGCTCCAGTACGCCAACACGGGGCTGTCGGCCACAGGCTCGGGCACCTACGGCGGGGGCATCCTCGGCGGTGGGATCCTCGGGTCCGGACGAATCACCGCTCGCGAACTGGACGCCAGAGTCTGCGTCCCGGCGGAGGCATCGAAGGTTCGGTGGTTCGACGCCAGGCAGGGAAGCGAGGTTGCGTCGGTCGAGGAGACGGTCGCCGCGGAGTTCGGCAACGTCGACCGCTACGATCCGACGGCGGCGAGTTTCGACGACCCCACGCTGGTCTACGAACTGCCATTCGATGCCGAGGGGAGCGTGGACGTCCGAGTCTGGGACGACGTCGGCGAGCCCGACGCGAAGTACGCCAGCTTCGCGGATGGTAGTGGCGGCACCGTCGAGATCACGCAGTGGACCCACGCGTTCCACACCGGATTCGAGTTCGACGGCGCCCCGATCGTCGACAACGGTCTCCTGCGAGTCCGCTTCGACGAGCCCAACGGAGTCATCGAGGCGTGGACGTGGGACGATGGGTCCAGCTCGTGGACGAGTGTGAGCCTCGCCCACGGCGACTACGCGCTGTTCGACGCCGACCTCGAAACCATCGGCCCGGCGCGGGTGCAGGTCTTCGCCGAGTTCGAAGACACCACGACGGGCGACATTCACGCGACGGTGCTGTCGATTCAGCGCGGCCTCGAGCGCCTCGTGGTCAGACAGCCATCGAACGGGACCGTCCCCACCGACCTCGAAGACGTTCTCGCACCCATCGCGTCCGACCAGCACTTCGACGCGGCGCCGAGTCAGCGGGTCCTCGCCCGCTCTGAGGTGAAATAACACATGGTACTCGATCAAACTGAGAACTTCGTCACCGGCGCGGTATCGGCATCGATCAGCAGCGGCGCGACGACCATCTCGGTCGCCGACGCAAGCGTGTTTCCGGACCCGGCGAACGGGCAGTACAACCTCGTCCTCTGGGATCCGGCGGCGAACGGGTCGCCCTACACAGACCCGGACGTCGAGATCGTCCGCGTCACCGGGCGCGACCTCACCAACGACGAACTGACCGTCGAGCGGGGTCAGGAGTCGACGAGCGACGTCGCCCACCCGGAGACGGCGGAGTTGAACCTCGACCTGACGGCGAAGACCATCGACGACATCGACGCCGACCTGACTGCTCTCGACGGCCACGGCGACTCGGAACACGACGGGACCGTCCTGCACGACGGCCAGGACTTCGACGGCCAGGGGTCGAGCAGCTTCTCGAACGTCAACGGGATGGACGTCACCGGCGAGACGCTGGTTAGCGTCTACCCGAGTGCCGACACGTCACTCGCGGCAGGGGCCTGGGAGACGCTCCAACTCGACACCGAGAAAAAGGACGAGAACGGCGAGTTCGACACCTCTACCTATCAGTTCACGCCGGCGAAAACTGGCTGGTACCTGATCGATGCGCAGGCAGAGATCAGGGTGGCGTCGACGGGCGATGACGTGGCGATCAGGTTCCGGGACGTGACGAACGGCGCGAACGTCCTGTACAACCAGATGCAGAATGTCCAAGACACCTACGACCCACAGATATTCGGCATCCGCGAACTGACGGCGGGCGTCAACTACGAAGTCCAGGTGCGGAACGCCAACTCGTCGGACGACACGAACGCTTCCGAGGACAGGGAGTACCTCGACATTCGCTTCATGTTCCGATGACACTCTACATCGTGAAGCACGGCGCGGACGACTACCGGATGCACGCCGTGGACGGCACGGTCCTGGGCCAGGGATCGGCCCACCCGGACGCGAGGACGAAAGTCGACTGGCTCTCGGAGTACCACAACGGCGCGAGCATCCTCGCGAACCCCACTGCCCGTGCGCAGTACACCGACATCGTCACCGGGTCGGTCAAGTACCGCGACCTGACCAGAGACGGAGAAGGCGTCCCCTGGGAGTGACCGATGCACCTCGTGAAATCACTCGGCTGGACCGTCGAGATCGTCCACCCGGAGACAGGGCGAGTCCTCCGGCCGGACGTCCTCGACGACCCGGTCGTCCTCCCGAGCCTGAACGCCCTCCCCGAAGTTCGCATCCCCGTCCGCAAGTCCGAGGCGTGGCTCGACCCGGCGCTCGAGGGCGAGACGGACATGGCCGTCTACCTGGACGGCGTCAAGGCACCCATCGACACCCTGCGGGAAGTCGAGCAGCGGACCGACCGAACCATCCTCCACGGCATCGGCGGGGAGGAACTCCGCGACAGGGTCCAGGTATCCTACCGCTCGGAGCGACCGAGTGTCGCGGTGGAGAACCTTGTCGACACGGAGACGAGCTATTCGCCGGACGTCGACGAGCCAGAGAGTGGCGATCTCACCAATAGCCTCCTGCAGGACCCGGACACCCAGCAGGAGTTAGAGAGTCTCGTCAACCCGGCGAGCGACCTCCCGCTGACGATCACCAACGGCGGGATCGAACCGCTGCAGACCTGTTGGCTGGGCCTCCTGGGGGATTGGTCGCTTCCCGAGCCCGATCTCGTGAGCCTGGAGTCGAACGACGCCTTCGAGCAGGGTGCTGCACAGGGGCTGTTGCCCCAGGACGACGTCGATAACGACGGCAGTCCGGAACTCGCCGCCATCGAATTTGACTTCGAGGTGGACTACACGATTCCCACCTACGACGTGTCCGGGTCAACCCTCGACGAGGTCTGGGCCGAGGTGCGTATGACGTCGAAAGACGTCACGACGAATCCAACACTGCGCGTCGACATCGACGGACAGGTGATCGGGGACATCACCGTTGGTAACGATGGGTTCGACGAAGTCCAGTGGGAGCGGGCCGATCCGACGGACAGCTTCGGCGAACTGCAGCCAGGAACGCACACCTGCCGAATCCGGCGCATCGACTCGCTGGATACCGACGAGATCTTCATCGACTGCGTGGCAATCTACGACGCCGGTCAGCGCTTCGGCTCCTTCGACTACACCTTCGACAACACGCTCAGTTCCCCAGGTGGGTATCTCGACGGTCCGGAGACGCACCCGGACGTCGTCACCGTGGAGCCATCGGCGGCCGACACGCCGTTTGCCGTGCTCTCCGCGAATGCCTCCCTCACCATCGACGACACCTCGAACGAGCAACGCCTCCAGGTGAGCAACGACGGCGGCCAGACCTGGCTCCCTGACGACGGCACTGAAGACAACACCAGCACCGTCGACGTGGACTTTCCCAACGAGAGTCCGTCCGTGCGGCTTCGCGTCGACCTCTCGCGGTGGTCGCCGAATGGCGCCAGAGACGAGACGCCCAGGTACGGCTACGCCGGCCAGCGAATCGACGCATGGGAACTCTACGGCGACCTTCGCCTGGAGACGTTGCTGGTGGACCGGCGCTTCGACAACGACCTCAAGACGGTCATCACGGACATCGCTGGCGAGGACTTCCTCTGGAGCTACAACCTCGACGCGAACGGCAATCCGCAGGTGAGTTTCACGCAACCCGGGCAGCGGGTCGCGGACTCCGACCCGGACCTCGGCGACGTCACCATCAAGAAGAATATGGACGTCTGGGAGTCGGTCACCATCAAGGGCGCAAGCCAGCAGGTCTCAGGCGAGACGTTCCAGGCGAGTACGTCCTTCGAACCGCTGAACAACGACGGCATCGTCCCGGGCTCGGAGTCCGTCTACGACGACAGCCAATCCTACGACCGCGGCGTCGACTACGAGATGGACTACACCGACGGCGAGATTCGGGCGGTCGACACGGGTGCACTCACCACTGGAACCGAGTACACCATCGACTACCGCCGGGAGATCTCGGGCAGCTACACCGTCCAGGACGCGTCGGCCAACCCGCGTGAGCTCGTCAAGACGGTGCCCGCGGTCACGAGCGAGAACACCGCCGAACAGGTCGCCTTCGCGATTGCCACTCGCTACTCGGAACCGAGATACACGGCGAACCTGTCCATCCCGCGGGCAGACGTCACCTTCGACCCGCTCGAGGCGCTGACCCTCGACAACCTGGACCTGCCCGCGGCAGCCACGCCGCTCGAACTCCGGGAACAGCCGGACGTCACGCCCAGCGGGATCGAGGCCAGGCTGGGGTCCAGGGGTCGGATCGAGGGGGCGCTCTCGGAGATCAGCTCCACGCTCCGGCAGGTGAGTGACCGCGCCTGATAGTGGCCCTACACTTAAGCCACAGACCACTCGATTACCGAGTATGTACCGACGCCGGTATCTGGTCGCCGCTGGGTCGGCCCTTCTCCTCGCCGGCTGTAGTGATGGCGAGGCCGAGGAGACGCCGACCGAGACGAACACGCCGACGGAGACGTCGACACCAACAGCGACGGCCACGGAGTCCCTCGAAACCGAGGATGACGTCGAGATAGAGACCGAGACCGAGACGGACACGGAAACCGAGACGCCGTCCGATGCTGAACTCGCCCAGAATCACCTCCAGGAGTCGCGGGCGCTGGTCTCGCAAGCACACGAGGCGTACCTCGACCAGGGACCAACCGCCGAGACACTCGTCGACGTCGGCCCGGGGACGATGAACTTCCGGGCGAGTCCCGTCGTCGAACTGTGTAACCAGGCCGAGGACGCGCTCGACGAGGCGGCTGACGTGGGCGTCGAGGACCTCGAAACACAGATCGGGTACCTCCGGACGTCCATTCAGTGGTTGGCCTTCGTGGCCGAATTGCAGGAGCGCCTCAGTGTCGTCGCCAGCGAGTTCGATGCAGCGGCCGAAGCGGCCGGCGAGCGGTACAACTTCGACGCGACGGTCTCCGAGTTCGAGGACGCCGTCGACGCGATCGACGCCGCCGGCTCGATCCGTGCCCAGGACCAGTCGCTCAGTGCGCCGGCCTTCCGCGAGATCGACGGCGTCGACGCGGACGAGATGAGCGAGAAAAATACGCAGATCAACAGGCAGACACTCGCCCTCGAGTCTCGCCTTCGCGACGACATCCTCGCCACCGCCTCCGCGACGGAGCAACTGACCGACGCCCAGCTCGACAACGAGGCAGGGGCATATGAAGACGCTCGGCAGACGGCTCGCGACTCGCGGGACAGGCTGGAGTCCGCTATCGACGCCTTCGAAGGCGAGTCCACCACTAACTTCGAGGACATCGGCGGGCTGTTCGTCGACGCTGCCGACCGCGTCGTCGACAGTGCCGACCGGATCATCGCGGTCGCGAATCGCGGCATGGAAGACTCGGAGTCGGGATAGGGACCACCTGGGCTGAAATCGGACAGTGGTTTGGCTCCTTCTCTCGCCGTTCTGACGACCCACACGTAGCTTCTCGTGGGCTCGTCACAAACACCGACGCAGAAAACACGTAGTGGCGACGCTCTAATCCGCCAGTGTACTCTCGCCGTCTGCCTCTGCCGTGACCGGCGCGTCCATCCCGGCCGTCCCGAGGAACGCCTCGCGCCAGGAGTCAGTTCGCGCGTAGCGCTGCGGGCAGTCGCGCTCGTGCTGCAGCTCGTCGATGCCGGGGCTGGGTTCCTCGGTCAGGAGGACCGAAGCACCACAGGCATCACACTGCAGCAGCTTGGGCTCTCCGATCTTGTAGCCGTCCTCGGAGACTGGTGATTCACTCCGGACAATCTCGAACTGCGTGCGCCGGTCGTAGACGGACTGAAAGTTCTGCATTATCGCACCTCCGAGACGTCGACGTGACTCTCTGGCCCGGCGACGACGGCCGAATCGTGTCGGATTTCGTCTTCGTCGTCGGGGAGGAAGACGAGGACATCGTCCGGTCCCTGGTACGTGTGGACGGTCGCGTCGAGGTAGCCCAGGTCAGCGGCGCGTGGCCGCTCTGGACGGTCGACGTGGGCCGTCTCAGGCATCGTCCTCACCATCCCCGAACTGCTCCTCGACCTCAGCCAGCTCCCGCGCCTCGTCGACGAGGTCCTCCGGAAGGCCGGTGTGGTGAGCGAGCGCGTCGATGTCGTCCTCCGAGAACATCCCGCCCCGGTGCATCGCATCGAACACCGCCTCGAGGACGCCCACGGCCAGGTCGTGCTGGTGGCGCCGGAGATCGTCGTTGGCCTCCTCGACGGGTACGCGGGCCAGTCGCGACGCGGGAAAGTCGTAGGTCCCGGAGAAGCTGGTGCTCGGCTCGTCGGGGAGGTAGACCACCGAGAAGACGGGCTCCGGCCTGGAGACGTCCAGCAGCGCGTTCGCCTTGTACTGGGCGATGTCGTAGTCGTTCTGGTCCTGGTGGGCGCCCACGGACGGCGCCGGCTGTCCCACGACCTGGACCTTCCCGCGCTTGACGAGGTCGATGCAGACGTCGCCGACCTTGATGTCGGCGTCGGTCATGCGTCACCACACTCCGGGCAGACGAACAGGTCGTGGTCCTCTGACGTTTCGTCTACCTCGCTGAAGCGCAGGACCAGCTCGGGCTCGCCCTCGAAGCCACAGGCACAGACCATGGACTCGTGGTCGCGCGGGCTCGGATCGTAGCCGTGCTCTCGAAGCCAGTCGGCCTGTTTCCGGTAGCGCCGCATCATTCCGTTCATCGGCCACCTCCCTGCTCGCGGGCGTACTCGCGTAGCTCCTGCTTCGCCTCGCGGACCTGCTCGTCGGTGTACTTCTGCAGCTCGGTCTTCGCCATGGCCCACGCGAGCCACGCGAAGACGACCGCCGCCGCGCCGATGCTGGCGCCGCCGACCAACAGCTCCCATGCGGCGGCCATCAGTTCTCACTCTCCAGCGCCGCCTGGACGTCCTCGAGGATCGTACTGGCGTCGGACAGCCGCGCATCGAGGACGTCGTTTGCTCTGTCCTCGCGGACGATCTCGATCTGTTTCAGCGCCTCGTCGAGGCGGGACTGTGGATCCATCTCAGTTCCCCTCCTCGCCGCCGGCTATATCTTGCGCCAGCCGGCGGATGTACTGCCTGACCTGCGAGGGGTCCGGGCGGGTGTCGATGCTCGTCAGGACTTTCGCCGTCAGCACGTCGATGAGCTCTCGGCGTTCGATGCGGTCAGCCTCGAGCAGCCGGTCGCTGTAGTCGTCGACGTAGGAGGTGGCCGTATCACTCCAGTCGGGCAGTTCCTCGTCGTCCAGCGCCTCGAGCGTCGCGGCGTGGACCTGTGGTTCGGGGACGTCGATCTGCAGCGCGAGCTCGGGGACGTCCACGTCGGGGATCTCGATGTCGACGTTCAGCTTCGCGAGGAGTTCGTTCGTCCCCAGACTGTCGGGCTTGGACTTCCGCGTCCGGTGGCTACCCTGCTTCCAGTCGATGACGAGCCAGCCGGTGATGGTCTTCTGATTCGACATCAGGCCGCACCCCCGAAGTCGATCTTCTCGTCTTCGTAGTGGAGCCACGCACGCTCTTCCTCGGTGAGCTCGGCGACGTCCACGGTGCCATCTTCGAACAGCGTCAGGCACTCCATCGGCAGGCGGACGCTCGCGTGATACGCCTCGGTGAACGTCCGGCCGTGCTCGACGTGGTTGTAGCTCGCGATGAGCTGCCCGTCGCGAACGTCGCGCAGTTCGATGTCGTGCCGGTTCGAGTCGTCGGCCGTCGTGGGGTCACAGTTTTGACCCTGGGATTCGGATTTGCTCATGCTTCAGCTTGGTCTCTGGAGCACGGTCGGGCGTGGGCCAACACGCCCCGGCCTTTGATTCTGGCCGGCGTCCCGCGCTTCCTACTTACAACTCTATTCGCCAGCACCATAAGTCTTACTAAGAATTACTAAGCACAACAAAGACTAAGTAACACCACCGGCTACTAAGAAACGCTAATGGAAGTGGCGAAAACAGACGAGGACATGGTCAAGTATCAGTTCCAGGCGGAGGACGACGACTGGCAGGCGTGGAAGAACACGGTCCCGCGGAGCAAGAGCCTGGAGCAGCGCATCAACGAGCTCATCGAGGCTGACACGGAGGGCCGCGTCCTTGCTGGTGAACTCGACCTCGGCCAGCTCGACGAGACTCTTGAGCGTGCGCTATCGGAACTTCCGGAGGGTACGCCCGGACGTACAAGCGTCGAGGACGCCCACCGCATCGTCCAGGAGGCGCTCGACGAGGACGCATGAACGTCAGAACCCAGCGCGAGTTCCACCACCGAAAGACGCTCAGGGACGCCGGCTGGGACGTCCCCCAGCGGGACGCCGTCGCGTTCAATTCGGGATCTGAGTCCGCCCGGCACTTCTTCGCCAAGTGTGCCGTGGCCCACCACCTCAAACAGGAGGGCTACCGAATCGCGTCGGAGGTCGACGGCCCAACAGGCGAGATCGACATCGTCGGCTACGGCACGGAGGACGAGCCGATCGTCGTCGAGGTGGAGACGGACGTCTCCGATGACGTCACCAGGGACAAGCTCGAGCGCTACGTCTTCGGCCAGCCGTTCCGGGATATGTTCCTCCTGGACGTTGACGAGATGCCGACGGAGATGGACGAGGCGCTGGCGTGGATTGACGAGCAGTTGTGAGCATCGAGCGGGAACTATCAGCGATCCAGAGACCAACTGAAGATGACAGACACAAGCGATACAACGGCGGAAGATACGGAAACCGGTGTTGCGCAGGCTGAGACGGAGAAGATGGGAGCGCCGAGCAAGGTCGACACAGTCGAAGAGCCTTGCCCAAATTGCGGTGTCGTCCAGCAGATGGATGTGATGGAGCAGCTCTACGACGGCGCACCGACCGCCTACTACGTCGATCGGCACTGTCCGGTCTGCGGCAACCACATTGAGGACCCGTGGTAGAATGACGGGTACGCATCACAAACTTCTCACCGATGGAGGCGCTGCCGAGTGCCCCGTTGACGGATGCGGAAACCAAGAACTCGATGACGTCTCAGACGAAGACGACGAGTTCGACTGGTTCTGCGTCTGGTGTGGGAACCTCTTTGTCGAAACGGAGGGTGGTCTTGATGTGCAGTGACGACGTGCGCACCTCCGGGAACACGTCTATCAGCAACCTCCACATCGACGAGATTCCCGTGTCTATCGGGGAGCACGACCGGCTTTTCTGCGAGGACGGTCACGAGCCGGTCGAATGCGAGCGCAGCGGGAAGCTGTGTGCT